CATACGCCTTTTATGATGTTAAGAGCAGCTGGTATCAATGCTTATCCAGCACCATCAAATGATATATCTGTGAGAGTAGAAGCAGTTGAATCTGTAATAAATCGTATGACAGATGGTTTACCATCATTGAGTATTAGCCCTACTTGTACAAATCTGATATCAGGATTTGAAGGTGGCTATCAATATAAAAGAATGTATTACATGGGCAATGAGAGATATGAAGAAAAACCTGACAAAAATAGATTCTCACATTGTCATGATGCTTTGCAATATGCTTTTCTAGGTGGTGGAGAGGGTCGAAAAGTCATGCTGGGTGGACAAAGAACAACCACCCCCACTATTGTGGAGAGGGTAAGCAACCCATTTGATCGTATGAAGCGTAGAAATAGTCGTTTTAATAGGAAAAGAGCAATATGAGATGGATTATATGCTTTTGTGAAAGCAAAAACATAGGAATTTGGAAACTTTTTACTAAACATCGCTTTGGCTTTTCTCATGTTTATGCAGTAAATTATGATACTGAGTTAGATATTTGGAAAAAATTAGAATTAACAACAAATGGCTTTCAATTTCATACGTTAAAAGGCGAAAAAGCTACAGAATTAGTCCTAAATATGCATTTAGGTGGTGAATGTCTAGAAATTGATATAAAAGATAAGCCAATTTATATGCCAAGGCTATTTTATTGTGTTAGTTTCATAAAACATCTATGTAATATAAGAAAATTTTGGATTTTAACTCCATATCAATTGTATTGTGAATTGCGTAGATTGAAAGGAAAAGTCATCTTTGATGCAAAAGATTTATTGGAGCAATCAAATGGGTAGTATTTTAAGTCCATCTAAACCAGCACCTGATCCTGAATTAGAAAAGCGAAAAGCAGAACAAAGAAGAATAAATAAAGAAGAAGCTGAAAGACAAGCATTTCAGAAAAAAGAAAAGACTAGAAAGATAGCAAGTAACCTAATAGGTCAAAAATCTTTGCAAAGTACAGAATTAGAAGACTTTACAGGCTTCAGACGTAAGAATCTTACAAAGAACAAAACTATGGGAGGTGGCTACAATGCGTGATGGGTATGGTGGTGATTCCGATCCAACACCTTCAGGTGGTACAAAGAGTCGTTCTGAATATCAAAAGGTAATGAACAGATACAAGAAAGCCAAAGGTAGGTGGCAGAATTGGTCTGATATTTGGGAAGAGATCTATGACTATGTTCTACCACACAGAGAAAGTTTCTTTGGCGAATATGCTGGTCAAAGACGAACAGAAAATATATATGACGAAACAGCAGTAACTGGACTCCCTAGATTTGCCTCAAGACTACAGCTTGGCTTTTTTCCTCCTAATGGTCGAGCATTTAAACTTGCCCCTGGGCCTGAATATCCACAAGAGCAAATTAATTCACAGTTACTAAAAGAGCTTGATGATATTACAGAGTTGTTACATGAGGGACTAAGAAATAGTAACTTCAATTCTGAGTTTCATGAGGGATTACAAGATCTTGGTATTGGTACAATGAATATGCTTGTTGAATCAGGTCGTTTTGTTGGTGATCTCCATTTTACTGCTGTACCACCTAATAATGTAGCATTGTTATCAGGAGCTATGGATCAAGTTACTGATTGGTTTAGATGGAACTATGATTGTGAGATTACCGATATTAAGCATAGATATCCTGATGCCAAGTATAGCAAGGATATGGAACTTATACAGAAAAGAGATCCACATAGAAAAACTAGAATTATTGAAGCTACTATGTTTGATAGTGATGATAAATTCAAAGATGAATATACTTACTATCTTATATCTGAAACAGATAATCACATACTACAACAACAAAAGCTAAAAGGTAAGGGATCATTACCTTGGCTTACAACTAGATGGTCAAAGTCTGGCATGGAAGTATGGGGTAGAGGCCCAGTATTACAAGCTATGCCAGCAATAAAGACATTAAATCTTACAGTACAACTTATACTTGAAAATGCTGAAATGGCTATAGGTGGTGCATATGTATATGATGATGATGGAGTTTTTAATCCTGATAACATAACTATACAACCTGGGACATTTATACCAAGAAGCCCAGGGTCAACATTAGAATCATTACAAAGTCCAGCAAGATTTGATGTTGGACAACTTATATTGGAGGATATGCGAAGAAATGTCAGGAAGGCTATGTATATTGATGAACTCGATTCAAGAGCAAATGCAAAGACACCATTATCAGCAACTGAAGTTTCAGAAAGGCTTGCTGACGTGGCAAGAGATATGGGAGCAGTCGCAGGGAGAATGCAGAAAGAATTTCTTCACCCATTGGTTGAAAGAATCGTTCATATATATTCGGAACAAGGTATCTTGGATATACCGAAAGTTGATGGTAGAGAAATAAGAATAGTACCAGTATCTCCATTACTTAGGGCTCAAGATCAACAAGATGTTGCTGATTTTGTAAGATTTCAGCAAACAGTATCAGGAACATTTGGGCCTGATATAACACCAGCATTATATAATCAGGAACAGGTTATAAGATATCTTGCATCTAAGTTTGGTGTTAAGGAAGAATTATTGGCTAGTAGAGATGAAGTACAAGGGAACATTGACATGGCATTACAGTTAATGCAACAACAACGAGGACAATAATGAAAAAAAAGGAAAAGATAAATGCATCTGTCGATGGTAGAAGTTATACTGCTGAAGTTGAAGCTGATCTTAATAATAAAGCCTATGCTATTTTTGGTTCAGGGATTGGCAAACTGTTCCTTCAGTATTTGGAAAACATCACAACGGGCAACATTCATGGTGCTGGAACACAAATCGAAAGCCTTGCTCACTTTGAAGGTCAGAGGTGGATCGTGGCACTCATCAAGCATAGGACAGAACAAGGGAGGCTAAATGGCGAGCAAACCAACCAATCCTAAATTATATGCAAGAGCAAAAGCTATTGTTAAAGCTAGAGTCAAGAAATGGCCATCAGCATATGCTAGTGGTCAGCTTGTCCGTTTATACAAAAAAATGGGTGGTAAATATAGGTCAGCATGAGTCTAAAAAAATGGTTTGGTGAAAATTGGGTAGACATATCCACAAAGAAAGATGGCAAACACCCAAAGTGTGGTAGAAAGATGGGTGATGGTAGAAAATACCCTAAATGTGTGCCATCATCAAAAGCTGCTAGAATGAGTGTTGCAGAAAAAAGAGCAGCTGTATCAAGAAAAAGAAAGACAAACCCTGAGAGTGGTGGTAAAAAACCAACATATGCAAGGACGTAGATCATGGCAAAAACACCAGCATGGCAAAGAAAAGAGGGAAAGAATCCAAGTGGAGGACTCAATGCCAAAGGTAGAGCAAGTTTACGTCGTCAAGGGAAGAATATCAAACGTCCAGTTTCTGCGAAAGAAGCAAAGAAAAGTCCAAAAGCAGCTGCTAGACGAAGATCGTTCTGCAAAAGAATGATGGGAATGAAGAAGAAATTGACTAGTAAAAAAACTGCTAATGATCCGAATAGCAGAATTAATAAAGCATTAAGAAAGTGGGACTGTTAAATAGGAGAAGATATGTCTAATGAGCAAGAAGTCGTTACAGAAAGCAATGAAAGCCAAAGTGAACAAGAAGGAGTTGAAGTCCAGAGTGCAAAAGACTCAGGAGAGCAAAACGAAGTTGAACAAAAAGATTCAACCGAAAGACCTGAGTGGCTTGACAAAAAGTTTGAAACTCCTCAACAATTGCAAACAAGTTATAATCAATTGGAAACAAAATTTCATACAAGGCGTGATGAAATTAAAGCAGAACTTGTGGACGAGATTAACGAAGAGGCTTCCAAAGATGTTCCAGTAAGTCCAGCTGATTATCAAATTGCTATAAAAGATGAAGATGGTAATGATGTTCCAATACCTGAAGACGATCATATGCTTAACTGGTTTAGAGGTAAAGCACATGATATGGCTTTAACTCAAGATGAGTTTGGTGATTTTATCTCCGAGTATCTTTCAGAACAAGCAGTATCTGGGCCTGATTGGAACGTTGAGTCTGAAGCACTTGGTGAATACGCAGATAGAAGGCTTGAAAGAGTTGATGCTTGGGCAAATAATGTATTTACAGAAGAAGAATATAAAGTCTTTGCAGAAATTCCAGCTTCTGCTGGTATGGTTAAGTTGTTTGAAGGTATTATGGAACTTAATGGGCAACCAAAATTTAACATGACATCTACTACCGAGTTTCAGGAAACTGTTACTAGAGAAGATCTTATGGCTGCTCAAAGAGATCCAAAGTATTGGCAAAATGGTGGTGATCCAGCCCATGTAGCAAAAGTAAGAGCAATGTCAGCACAACTTGCTAAACAAAAACAAAGTAATGTGAATTAACAAAC